CAACAAAGATACTAAGATTATTGTCCATTCCCCCTTCGTAAAAGAGCATTTTCTCTTTAAGGACAGGACAAAACAGGATAAAGAATACCGCTCCTTTATGAACGCCCTTTGTTCCTACACGATGGCGGGGAGAAACGCCCATGATGACGCGCCGGACTGTGCCGCGCAGCTTTCCGATTTCGTTCAAAACTCCATGATGGGTAGGGCAGAAGTCTTCAAACGTCCTTGGTAATACCGAAAGTTGAATACTGAGATATAAATAATTTCGGAGTGAGCTAAATTTTTTTAATAATATACTTGACGTAATCAATCCCTTTTGCTATAATGTCCACGGAATTATAGCGGATTAGTGTAACGGCAGCACACAAGGCTTTGACCCTTGAGGAAATGGATCGGCACCATTATTCGCCGCCAACAGGAGCTTTCCCCTAACATTACGCCCCACGAGTCGTGTGAAAATGCGGGCTGAGACAACGACTGCCGTGAAAATCGGCGTAATTTGAACCTTGAAAAATGGATATGGTTTATTGATACCTCGGTGCAGACTCCGATGAGAGGCCGAGAGGCGACCGAAAGCTCGGAGCAACGAAGAGCGGATACGCTCGGATAGCTGACCGCACTTTGCAGCGTGAGTTGCAAAGCGAATCCCTGTGGGAGAAAGATTAGGCGCTGTGCCGAAGTTATCGCAAGCAAAGGCATCCGTGGTGTGGCGGGGGCAATAGAAGTCAAGCGTTAAGAGCGTAGACCGAACCCAAGTTAGGGCTTAGCTGGCGACTGTGCTAAACCTTGGGAACGCCAACAACTCCGTTTGCGGTGAAACAGGGAAACCTGCGTATAACACACTACAGAATCCAAGTAGCGGAAATCGCAATGACATGATGATATTTTAAAGATTTGTAACACCTTGAATGTTACCAAACTTCTGAATATCCCGTGAAAGGTGGAGGCAACCATCCCTCTGACGGCTGTTCCGAAAGGACTGTGTAGAAATACTTGGGCAAGAAGTTATATGGGGACGCTCGTATGGCTCAGACTTGTCTACCGTGTGGCTGAATATGCTTGAAGGTAACGGAGGTAAGACGAAGGTCTATCAATGAAACGTATTCATTTTTCAAGGTTCAAAACGAGGTGAATAAATGGTGAAACAAGAGATTTCCCTTTCACCCACGGCTGTAAACATCATTAACCGTCTCTTGACGAACGGTGAAGAAGTCAAGCTTGATGTGAACCAAAAGACGCACGAATTAATGATTTTTCGCGTTCCGCGCAAGAAGATGGAGTACAAAGTGACCGTCACGGAGCGGTGACGGGAAACAGCCGATGCGGGCTGAACTTGTCTTAGGACAGGTTCAGCCTCTTTTTTGTTTTTTGGAGGAGTCGCCGTGGCAGAAGAAGTCCAAGTCAGAGGAATTAAAAACAGCAACGAGGATATTTTCGTCCCTACGCGGGAGCTTCACGGCAGAAAGCAGATTTTCACGAACGAGACGAGCATCACGCGCGGCAATGTGATTAAGGTCTTGAACGACGCTTTGGCTGTCCATCAGAGAAACCGCGCGGACGAAGTGTATCTTGAGAAATTCATCCGCGGTATTCAGCCGATCCTTGACAGGGTAAAGCAGTATAACGATTACGTCTGCAACAGGACGGTCGTGAATATTGCGAACGAGATCGTCACGTTCAAGACCGCAGAGTTTGCTGGAGAGCCGATTCAGTACGTTTCAAGAGGCGCGAAAGAGAGCGTCCCGAAGCTTGTAGAGGCGCTAAATTCCATGATGATTTCCGAGGGGAAGCAATCAAAGGACATGGAAATTGCCTACAAGATGTTCACAAACGGCGTGGCATACCGTCTTGTTCTTAACGACAAGGCTTCCAAGGAGCTTTATGACGAAGCGCCGTTCGAGATTTACGTCCCCGACCCAAGGAACACGTTTGTTGTCCGTCTGAACGATGTGACGAAACGGGTCATCATGGGTGTCACCTATGTTTATCTTGATGACTCTCTTATCCGCTACACGGTCTACACCGAAAACGAGACGTATGTGATTGAGGGCAACCAGCTCACCGCAGGAAAAATCATCTCTGTAGTAAGACACAACTTCGGCATGGTTAACCTTATCGAATATCCGTGCAACTCCGTGTATATGTCCCCGATTGAGGTTGTCCATGACCTTTTGAACGCATACTCGCTTGTTATGAGCGACCGTCTGGATGGAGTTGAGCAGTTCATTCAAGCCCTCATGGTGTTTGAGGGTGTCGATATTACCCGCGAGCAGTTCATGGAGTTGCGAGACTTGGGCGCTATCAAGCTGCCCCCTGCTATGGATGGGCGCAGCAGCAAGGTCTACTACCTTTCTGAGCAGTTGGATCAAGCTCAAACGCAGACGCTTGTTGATGACATCTACCATACCATTCTGCAAATCGTCGGTATGCCGTCTCAAGGTAACGGTTCTACAGGAGATAGTTCAAACAACGGCGCGGTCATCTTGAAAAACGGATGGTGGTCTGCCGAGGCGAGGGCTTTGGAAACCGAGGGTATGTGGCGACAGGCTGAGACGGAATTTCTCAAGGTCGTTCTCAAGATTTGCGACCAAGCAAATCTGCTAAATGGGCTTAAGGTTTCCGATATTCAGCCCAAGTTTGGACGCAGAAGCTACGAGGACAAGCTGACAAAGACGCAGAGCTTTACCACGCTTATCGGAGCTGGCTGCCCGCCCATTCAAGCGTTCGCTGTGTCCGGCATGGTGAACGACCCCGAAGCTGCTGCTATTCAGTACGAGGCGTATCAAGAAGAACAGGAAGCCAAGGCCGAAGAGCAGATTGAAAAGGAACAGGAGCGCGAACGGGAGAGAATAAATGAGTCCGTACAAAAGAGCAGACGAAGCGATAGCGAAGCTGAGGAACTTGGCGGTCAGACGGGCGAACAGGGTCAAGAAACGGCTTAACATCGTCGGTTTCGACGAACTGAATGTCGTAAACGCTGTAGATGCTTTGTACAAGGAACTTGACTTAGATAACCGGAGAGAGTTTTTAAGACTGTTCCTCGATAGGTACAGGGAAATAAACGATACCATCTACGAGATGGCAGAGATGTATATTACCACGCTGCTGAATGAGCCGAACGAGACAACGAACTATGTGTATGCCTCGGAGGTTTTGAGAAAGCGCGACAGGGCAAAAGAAGCCATTATGTCCGCTCCGACCAAGGTTCAGAAGCAAATACTGCTTGATAAAGCCATAAGGATGTTCGAGCAGATGACCGCGTGGTATGCAGATTTCGTTTCCCAAGGCGCTGAGATACAGGCGCTTAAGGACAGCGGAGTCAAAAAAGTTCAGAGACACGAAATGAACGACGATAAGGTCTGCGCTGTGTGTCGGAAAGCAGACGGGGAGATTTATGACATCGACAAAATCCCGCCTTTGCCGCATCCGCGCTGCCGGAGATGGTTTACGAAAGCATAGGGGGATTTGTGTTGGATATTATCGTGCCGCATTACAAAGAGCCGTGGGAAACTTGCGAGTTCCTTTTCAACAGCATTCAGACGCAAAGAGGAGTCCTGTTCGACAAAATCCGCGTGATCGTGGTGAACGACGGCGATTGCCTTTTGGACGAGACGAATTTTGAGAAGTATCCGTACAAAATCGACTACTTTGTCAAGGAACACGCTGGGGTGTCCGCTGCAAGGAATTACGGGCTTATGAAGTCCGACGCGGACTATGTAATGTTCTGCGACATAGATGACGGATTTCTCAATAACTATGCCCTGCACGTTATCTTTGCGGCTATGCAAGAGGGCTTTGATTTGTGCGTCCCCAGTTTTGTCGAAGAGACATACGATGAAAAGGGCAACGCGACAATCGTCAATCACGACCAAGACCTCACCTTTATGCACGGGAAGGTCTACAGGAGAGAGTTCTTGCTTGAGCATAACGTCATCTTCGACGAGACGATGAATATGCACGAGGACGGCTATTTCAATATGCTCTGCTACTCTGTAGCGCAGCATGAGGGCAAAATCAAGACCATTTCCACGCCTTTGTATCTGTGGTGCTGGAACAACAACAGCGTCGTTCGGACAAACAGAAAGGATTTTGTCTTAAGGACATACGACGATGTAGTCAAGACAAGGCTCGGCCTTTGCGACCAGCTTAAGGCAAGGAGCTACGAAGAGGACTTTCGTACCGCCGTCGCAATGACTGTCTTGAACAGTTACTACGACTTTCAAAAGACCTCCTATACTTCTGCGCAGAACGCAAAGTTTAAGAAACGCGCTGAAAAGGCGTTCAAAGTTTTTTGGGATAAGTACAAGAATGTTTTTACCGACCTCACCAATCAGAGAGTAGCCGAGATTGCAAGAGTGGCACGGGAAAACGCCTACAAGAACGGGATGCTTTTAGAGCAACAGGACTTGCGGGCATGGCTGAGACACATTGAGTACGAGGTCAAATGAAAGCGGCTTGTTATTGCGGAACGCGGAACATCTACGCAGACATGATACCTGCGGTCAACTCTCTGTTGGCTAATTCGGATGTCGATAAGGTCTACTTGCTCATAGAGGACGATGAGTTTCCTTACCCGCTCCCCGATAAGGTGGAGACGATAAATGTCATCGGTCAGACCTATTTCTTAAAGGACGGCCCGAATTACAGGAACGGTTGGACTTACATGGTACTCATGCGAGCCGCGTTGCACCGTGTGTTCCCCGATTTGGCTACGATACTGTCGCTTGACTGCGACACCATCGTAGCCAAGGACATCTCGGAGCTTTGGGATTTGCCCATTGAGGACTACTACCTTGCAGGGGCAAAAGAGCCGTGGAAAAGCATCGCCTGTACCTACATCAACTGCGGAGTCATGCTTCTCAATCTGAAGAAGCTACGCGACGGCAAGGGCGATGAGCTTATCGAAGCTCTGAACACCAAGTATTACGAGTTCAACGAACAGGACTGCATTGCCGAGAAGTGCAGGGGCGGGATTTACGTGATGCCGAGCGACTACAACTCGTGCGACTACACCATTCCGACCAAGACACCGAAAATCGTACACTTCGCCGCGAAGAAAAAGTGGCGAGACCATCCTCTCGTCGATATGTACAGGCATTCGGAACCAATGTGACAGGATATTTGCGGGAAACCGCTCAATATATCGGGCAGAGAAGCCCTAAATCGCAA